TCACCCATGTGATGGTGGTGCCATCGGTGGAAGGCTCACTACCGCCCGAGGCCACCACATAGAAGGTGTGCTCGCCGTAGCTGATACCCACAGACGCAGCACCGAAGCCCGCATCGGTGCTCGACTGGTGAACCGTCTGCACAAGACTTCCGCCCACGTAATCATACAGCCAGAGGTCCTTCATCTTCACATCTTCGAGCGAGGCGCGGGTGCGGTTATCATCGCCGAATGAGATGCGGATGGTGATGGTGTCTTCCCATTGCGGCGTCTGCATCGAATCGGCCGGGGCGTCGGTTGGTGTTTCGGTTTGAGGTTTGTCGCAGCCTGCTGCGACTAAGCATGCCAGCGCTATCGCCACCGGCATAGAAAAAGATTTGCGTGTCATAATTTTGAGTTTTTGATTAAGTAAATATTAAGTTCGTACAAAGTACAGATAGCCAGTGTAAAAGCGGTGGCCATCGTCTTCGTCATCGTGTTCCAGAATCATGCCGATGCAATAGTGCGGGAATTTATCGTGCGCCCATGAACGAACCATCTCCGTCTGGTCGCGACGGATATATCCAAGGTGGTGCCCATCCTCGGCAATAACCTTGATAGCATTCGGGTCAAACTCATTTTTAGGCTCGGGCACCAAGGCGACGGTGTTTCGGCCTTTGTAGTGGCTGATAGCCTGTCGATGGTTGATGCCTGCAATCGAGAGGATGCGCAGATCGTCGAAGATAGAAGTCCACGCACCATCGCTGCGTCGCTCCGGCCACGGCCCAGTGTATGTGCCATCCTCTATCTGCTGATGCACATCGTCGTGCCCCGCTTCGGCAGCCTGAATCAATGCCTCTATGCGTGCCGATTCCTTTTCGAGTTCGGCCACAATATCCACCTCGGGCTCCGTTTGAATGTGCTCAGTGGTACCATTATCCTTAAACATAACAATCGCCACCAGAGCGACCACAAGCAAAACAAAGAAAAACAATATCAACATATCACTTATTTTTTAGTTTTTCAGCAACTTTATTATAATCATCGTGCACGCTCTCGGCCACTACCTTCGCATATCGCAACGTCTGGGTAATATTTTTATGACCGAGCATCTTGCTCACATTCTCGATTCTTGATCCATTGCGCAGCATATAGGTAGCAAAGGTATGACGACCGAGGTGAGAGTGGAGCGGAGTATCAATACCAGCCACATCGCCCAGCAGCTTCAGCAGATGATTGTAGTCGGCATTGTCTATCTTAGGCACTTGCATCCCGTATTTTTCGAGAACCTCCACCACTGGCGGCAGCAACTGCGAGATATAAGGCACACCCGTCTTTATGCGCCGTCCGTTATAGTTCCAGGTGCGGTTCGCCGTGTCGTATCGGTAGAGCCTTATGTTGAACGCCTGGGCATCGCTGAAGGCAAGCCCCGTCCAAATCTGAAAAACGAACAAGTCGCGTGCGGTTTCCAACTTCGAGCCGTGCGGAAGTTTCAAGTCCATTAATCGCTGAATTTCGTCCTCAGTCAGATATTCCACATTTTCCTTATCGCCACGCTTTATCTTGCCACGCATACGGTCGTATGGATTCTCATTAATACGCCCGAACTCTTTGGCGCGATTCAACAACGCCTTCATGCATTTGTGGTAGGTGTAGACACCGCCATCGCTTATCAGCCCACCCTTCTGTGCAGGCAACCGATGGAGCCACGCATCCCATTTGTAGATATTCTCGACCGAGAGATCGCGCCATGCCTTCAGTTTGTCATATTCCGTTAATCGGAGCACCAGCGTGGAGTAATGCTTTCGTGTGCCATCCGAGATATTCAGCAGCGGCACCTGTTCCTCAATCCAATCAAGCATCGAGTTGTCGGTCTGTGCCTGCGCCATCTGCCACACACGCTCACGAATGTCGGCCACGTCGATAGGTTCGCCAGCCTCCATCCGTTCATTTATCTCCTTCATCACCTTAGTGAATAATATACGCACGCGAGTGTTCAGAATATCAGAATCAGGGCGGTTACTAATAGCACCGGCCACCCATTCCGATTTCATCACCCTTATGCCTGTCGATACATAATAGGTTTTTCGGTTGATGGTTATTTTTATGTCAATTGTGCCAGGCTTCGTCCTCGTCGCACGTTTATGTCTATCGAATATTATCTTTGTCGTTATCATCTTTAATAATCATTGTTTTATGGCGGAAGACCCCGAAATGTTTTCCCAGCCGTTTTCCCAAAAATCCCGTTTTGGGAAAACATTGCGGCCAAAATCCCCCATTTTCTACCTTTTTCTACTATTCTCTCTTTTTGGGGGAATCTCTCGGAGGCCCTCTATTTACGCAGAATCCCCGCGTTTTAGCGAGGATTAGACTACTGCGGAAAGTGATCCGTTTGGGGTCATCCTCGGAATGAGCGGGAGCCCTGTGAGAAAAGGAACTCTGGCCATGTGGAGTTAACGCCTTGGGAAAACATTGGTATAACATCAGCGTAAATTGACTTTATTTATTCGCCATCGGTGGCGACGTGGGTATGTTCATTATTTCCATCGGCTACGCCGGTGGGATATGGGAGTTTGTCGCCCTTATATTGAGCGAGTGCTGCCTGGAGGAGTTTGATTGTGGTAACTTGTTGGTCGTAGTTCTTGCGGACTGCGGCCAAGGTGTTTTTTGTATGCTCCAGCTCGGTTTCGAGCCTTACGACCTGAGTGCGCATTGTAACCACCTGCTCGTTGTTTTCTGTAATAGTAGAATCTTTATCGAGTACGAGCTGCTGATAGTATTCGATGTCTTTACGAAGGTCGGCGACCATTTTGGAATAGTTATCGAGAGCTTTATGATAAAAATCCACATCAACAGATGTTGATTCGTGTGTATTTGTGCATTCTTGTTGATTCATGTCGGTTATTAAATCTTCAACAAGCATGTGATAGGCATCGCGACCGCGAAGCCATTCCATATTAAAACCGAATTTGTCGGCCAAGATGCGCAGGGTGGAGTCAGACGGCTGCACCTTACCTGTCATAATGCGCGAAATGGTATTGGTACTGATACCCGTGGCTTCAGCCAAACCCTTCTGTCCGTCTATGCCCTTATTTTTCACGAGCCAATCCAATGCGGCCGCGAAAATTTCATTTTTCAACCTCATAATCTACACGAATCATCTCAAATAACCACCAATATACTTAATTTAAGTTAAATATAACCACAAATATACACAAATACACACGCAGAATCATTTTTTTATTTTATATTTGCACCCGAAAGCAAGCCAAAAAGCAAGCAACGGAGAAATCGGACAGCACTCAGTCCTAAAACTTACTACCAATAAGCAGGGTGCAAAGTTAAGTCTTTTTTCTCCATTTGCGCGAAAAGGCAAGCGATAATTAAGAAAAATTATAAATATGGAGACCAAAGACAAAGTTACAAAAGACGACCTTATACTGATGCGAAAGGGTGAGCAGAAGGTGTTCACCATGCCAAATTGGAGTCAGGCACGCAGCGCACAAAGCTACGCCAATCAGTTTAAGAAGGCCACAGCAGGAACCGACGAGCCTATGACATTCAAGGCTGAGATAGGAACACCATGCCCCGAGAACGGACAAACGGTGCTAATCATAACAAGAATGGAATAGAAACGTAAAAACGCCTAAAACATGGACAAGTTACTACGCACAGAAATCGTGAACGAAGTGAAGCGCAGCATGCGCGAAGCGCTGGAAGTGGCCGATGAACGATGGATCAACGGCGAGGAGCTTTGCAACCAGTTCCAGATGTTCAGTCCATCATGGCTGAAGCTGAACGGACACCTACTGCCGAGAACCCGTGCCGAGGTAGCCGACAAGAATGGCAAGACTACGGGCACCAGGTGGGCATATCCGCAGCATCGCATCGCTCGGATGATAGCTGAGAATCAGATAAAGAATTTCATTATACCAACTTAATATGATCCTATAAAATTGCAAATTCAGGCCGGCGGGCCGCACCAATCTGAAAAAGTACGTTAGTTGAGTTTATGATGATAATGTGGATTTAGATTGGTAATGAATTGAAGTTTCAAGAACTCTACCAGCCCGCCGCGATGGTTCGCTGGTTTACAATTAACCTAAAAGATAAGTACCACGATTAAATTTTGGAAGGTTGGCTGAGCAGGTTGAAAGCACCACACCGCTAACGTGGCATGCGGCAAAACGCATCGGGGGTTCGAATCCCTCACCTTCCGCAAACGCCGAGGGACGCGCGGTGGCAATCCCGGCAAGTAGGCTAAGAATTGATGGAGCATGGCAAGAGGGCGAGGCTGACTGGAGCGAAAGCACGGGCTGAGCATGAGCCGAAACGGCATCGAAAGAGACCGCGACACGGATGGAGTGGAAAGAGACGGTAACGAAACCCGTAAGTACAACCGGAAGAAAGGCGGTAATTTCCGAATCTGCAAGGGCCACGAGTTGACCCATCACAAGAAAAACGCAGATAGGTAGTAGTGTAAGGCCGAGGGAAGTTGCGACGCATGGGAGTATTAGCCGAAGGTTTGAAATGATCTATTTATACAAACGATGACCTGGTGAGAAAGGAATGCCAGAAGTGGCAAAGTAGTTAAGACAGCATTGGGGAGTTGAAACAATAATATAACCAATAGAAATCGAGCCCGATCCGTCGGGCTCATCCGGGCGCATAGTTTAGTGGTAAAACCTCGGCCACGCTTGCATAAGGCTGGTAGCAGAGATCGGCGGTTCGATTCCGCCTGTGCCCACAACATATACTTATATCTTTAATATCATCTTAAATAATTTTTTTGCACATTGTTTTGAAATTATCCGAATTACCTTACTTATGCCAGCCGCGAGGCTCGCAAAGGATTCAACATTTTAGATTTTAGAAGAAATTGGAATTATCCTATCAGCCGCCGCCGCGAGGTTCCGGCTGTTTTCTGTTGAGTATTAACAAACTAAAATATAAAGCTATGAAGGAATTTATGCAAATTTTCGTTGAGCCATTTCAGACGAAGGAGCTCAGCAGAACAGAGAAGTTTGTCCTCGGCGTGGTTGCACCCGCAGCCTTCGTCGCAGTTGTAATCCTTTCGCACCTTCTGCCATGACCCTGGACATCATCATTCGACTGGTTGCTATCATCGCCATCGTGGTGATAATAGTTGCGCTGGAGGTGGTTGCCGCGAGCATCGCCGAGATTATCATCGAGACCAGCGACAAGAACATCGACAAAAAGATTAAAGAACGTACAGGAGAAAAATCAAACGATAATAATTAAACGAACATGGAATTTATTGGAAGAGTTAAGAAGATACTGCCACTCAGGAGCGGCGTATCTCAGCGCACCGGCAACGAGTGGAAATCGCTGCCATTTATTTTTGAGTATCACGAGCACGACACCGACCGCTATCCCGACCAAGTGATGCTGGAGACCTTCGACACCAACGTGATAGAGAATCTGAAGGAGGGCATGGAGATTTGCTGCGGATTCGGACATCGCACCCGCGAGTATGATGGCAAGACCTACAACGAGCTCCGTCTGTATAAGATAGAGAGCGTAAAGGGCGCACAGCAAGCCGCACAAGGCGCGAACGCACCCACAGCGGGACAATCGCCCACTCCACCATTCCCCGAGCCGCAGAACCCCTCAAATCAAGACGACGATGATCTGCCATTCTAAATCTAACGAGTATTTTGCCGAGAGCCAGCCGATGGGTTGGCCTCGTGCTTTTTCACCGAGTTCGCATTTACCCAGAAATCTTAAAAAGCGAGGACTATGATAGAGAATCTGAGTTTTAAAAACATCGTCACCGTGATATACCTGGTGATGTTTGTAGTTATGACTGTTGCCGTGTGGTTGCATGCCGGTGGCGATCGCCGCTACCGCACCATATTTGCTTTGGTGCTCGGCCTGTTCTGGCCACTGCCCGCTGCAATATTAATCTTTTTGTGGCTCCAGGCGATGCTCAACGCAATCGCAAATTGGATTGACCGATTTAATGAAGGGCATAAGCTATGAGGAAAAAGAAACTGCCAAAGATTGAGGTGCGGACGGTGCCAAACGGTTACAGCTTGGCGATTGAGGGACATCCGCAAGAGTATCTGTATTTCTCGCCCGAGAAGCTGATGGAGGGCGTGATGGTCCACATCGGACTACACATGACCGAGCAGCTGTCGCCCGGCACCATCAAGAGTTTTATCGACTCGGCTCTGGAATGGAACAATCTCAAAGCCAGTCACAAGGAGTTACAGAAGGCCAAGCGGGAGACGGAGCGCATCAGCAGGATGTATCGCTCGGTGGTGATAAAACTGATAAAGGAGCGTCACCGAGTGCTGCGCCTGTGCAAGTTGGCTAAAAATTGCGTCACCGGTCATCACTCGCTCACCGATGCCCTCGCCACTCTTCATGCACGGGTGCATCAAGACATGCAGCTGAAGGAGCTGAGCCTGAAAGATTTCGGCATCACATCTGACCAAATAATCGACGACGATGGCGAGACCGAAATTGACTGAGCGAGCAATAGCTGTGAAGCTCGAGGAGTACCGCAAGGCGGTTGTGGCAGCACTAAAGGAACGCGACACGCTGAAATGGGCAAACACAGACAAGCGCTCGATGTTGCGCGAAAATTACGAGGCGCAGTTGGCGATACTGAAGCATCAGGAGGCCGATGCGCAGCGCAAATATGCCAACGCTAAGTCAGCGTATCGCGACTTCTACAGAAAACATTGTAAGAAGGATTAGAAAACTATGCAAGAAGAGAGTAACAACATACCGCAGATGCGGACGCCGGACGAAATCCGATGGGACACATTGCGGCCATATCTGCTCGACCCGCGCGAGAACTATACAGAACCATATCACATTCTGGAGTTCAATGGGGTAGGCTTTGGTAAGATTGGAGGCTTCGGTGGTATCAGCGGACAAAGGAAAAACGGTAAAACTTTTCTTATCACTCAACTGGAGGCGGCCATCTTAGCATGCGACGGTACAGAAGGGAACGAGCGCATCAAGCAATATCTGCCAGGTTTGAGAGTACCAGAACGCACACTCGAATTTCTTGGTCATCCACCAAAGGTTTTGCACGTCGACACCGAGATGGAGAAGCTGTCGAGCGCCAAGGTATTAAGGCGCGTGCATTGGTTGTGCGGTCAGGACACGAGCCAACCGTTCCCCGGTGATAGGTTCTCGGTGCTGTGGCTGAAGAACATGCCGAGCGACGATGGCGTGGCGGTTCACCGCAAGCGATACGACATGATTCGGTTGGCCGTGGATGCCATTCAGCCCGACGTGGTGTTCGTGGATGGTCTGCGCGACCTGCTCAGTAGTATCAACGACGAGGAGAGCATCACCAAGATACTGAACGACTTCGGCTCGCTGGCTGAAGAGCGCAACCTGAATATATGGATGGCCTTGCACCAGAACCCGAGCCGCAAGAACGACGACGACGAGGCGAAGATGCGAGGATGGGCTGGTACTGAGTTCGGAAACAAGGTGAGCGATACGCTGGTGAGTATCAAATCGAAAACCGCCAACGGCGTAACGTTTACGGTGAAACAACAGGACGCCCGCGATAAGGACATGGACGACTGGAAGTTCGAGGTTACCGAAGATGCCGGTGCGCTTGGTGTGCCTCGCATCATCACCAATGGTCCTAACCTTTCGAGCAAGTCGAAGGAGCAGCCAATCTACGATGAGCCCGCACTTATACGTGAATGGATAGAGAAAGCCAAGGATCAGTACGAGTGGCCAATGGATCGTAAGACTATCAAGGCGACAGTGTTTGGCGAGATTGGTGGTGTTAAGAATAAGGACAAGCAGCAGGCCGACTTAATGGTGGCCATCAACATGCACTATCTGGAGGAATCGACTATGAAGAAAAACGGCTACCCGATGCTGCAACCATCTGACGATATGCCATTCTAAATCGGTGCCCCAAAAACGGTGACCCAATCCCATTGTATCCCTAAAGGGATACAGAACCGTGACCCAATGGCGGTGCGTAGGGTGCGAGACCCCTGCCCGCCGGAGGCGAGGCGGGCGGGTCACGAACCCCACACACACGCGCCGCACGCGCATGCGTTTTGGCTTTACAATAAACTTTTTATATTTTTCGAGCTATGCCGAAGATTGATGAATTTACAATCGAAAAGATAATGGACGCGGCGAAGATCGAGGAGGTCATCAGCGACTGCCTCGGCACGTACAGCCGCGACAACCCCAACGGACTGAAGAAGAGTGGCGTGCGATACAAAGCCCTTTGCCCATTCCATGATGACAAGTCGATGGGCTCCTTCATCGTCTACCCCAAGGGCAACTGTTACAAGTGCTTCAGCTGTGGTGCCAAGGGTGGTGTGATAGAGTTCCTGATGGAGCACGAAAAGCTGAGCTACCCCGACGCATTGCGATGGCTCGGTAAGAAGTACTCGATACCCGTAGACGATGTGCCGGTGGACTGGAACTACACGCCGAAGCCGGCACCGCCACCACTGCCCACCTTAGAGCTGCCGATGGGGATGGTATTGCGCACCCAGTATGCTGCCACCACCGAGAGCGACAACCTGATAAGATGGATCAACGAGGGCATCAAGTGGGACTCAGTGCAACGCCGACGCATCGCCCAGGTATTGGGCGACTACCACGTGGGCCACGGTGCCAACGGCCACACCATCTTCTGGCAGCTCGACGAATCGGGACACGTGCGCACAGGCAAGATGATGAAGTATCGCACGGACGGCCATCGCGACAAGCAGGCATCGTGGAACTTCGACTGGATTCACTCCTCGCTGGAGCGCGGCACCCCGCAGCGCGACGACCACGGACAGATAATGCGCGACAAGCACGGCGACGTGATATACAACACCGACGCATTCCGCCACCTGTACGACACCGAGCGCCAGGAGGCCCGCATCACCTTCTTCGGCATGCACCTCACGCAAGCGGCCATGTATCGCCACGCCACCATCAAGTTGGTGGAATCAGAGAAGACCGCTGTGCTGATGAGCATCGCCTACGGTAACAATCCGCAGGACTTGTGGATAGCTTGTGGTGGACTTGAGATGATAACGCGAGAGCGACTGAAGCCGCTGATAGACCAAGGCCGGCGCATCATCCTCTATCCTGATCGTGACGGCATCGACAAGTGGAAGGCCAAGGTAGCCACCATCGGCTACGACCGACTGAGCATCGACACCGACCCCGTGATGAAGTGGTGGCGACCGGAGGATGGACCGAAGGCCGATATCGCGGACGTGGTAGTGAGGATGCTCAACAACTCGAAACCTCTCACTACTATTCAGGACGTGGCTCGCGAGATGCCACAGGCAAAACCATTAATCGAAAAACTTAACTTAGAGATAACCGATGGAACAGACGAACAATGAAACCAATCGAAACGATGAGCGATTTGTGCCGCTGGCCACCAAGGTGAGCCGGCACGCTGCTGAGCAGCTGGCTCGCATCGCCAAAAAGAAAGGCATGACTATCTATGAGCTCATACAGATGGTGTGCGACACGCTCATCCGATATATGGACGACCGCCACAACCTGAGCGAAGAGATGGAGCGAGCCATGAGCATCTTTGAGCACATGGTGGGCTGGGCCGATGCACTGAATCTGGCCGACCCCACACTCAACCGCGAGGTGTCGCAGGCCGTCTACATCTTTCAAGATGGCGACGGAAAGAAGCGAGGCTTCCGCGCGGCGATGGTGACCAAGCCATTCTTCGGCATCTGGGACGAGACCGAGAACGTGCAAATCATCTTTGAGCGCATCTTCAACGTGTGCTTGCCCGAGCTCTACATGAAGCTGTATCGAGCCAAGATCATCTTGGAGTGTAACAGTGTGACCGAAGTCATCAATCATCTTTGCAATGCCGAGGTGATAGCCCGCATGGACGACGAGAACCGCCGAGAGTTTGAGGGTGCTGCCCGCACCGATGGAGGCAAGCGCTATGAGTATGGCGCCCGCACCAAGGCCAAGCAGCACCGTACGCCCGACAGTCTGGCGATGGACCAGCGCATCAAGTTCGACGACGACGACCGCGAGGCAGCGGAGAAGGAGGCCAGCCTATGATACCCGATGACGAGAGCATGATTAAGACTCCGGCTGAGTACCGGATGCGCAAACGCCCCAAGCGTAGCAATCCAGCCACGCTTCGAGCCTTAGATAGTTTAGACTTCAGACCGATAGGATATGAATGGTAAACCACTATGAGCAGAGACAAACGATACCAGAAGCTGCTGAACTCTAAGCGGTGGATGGAAGTGAAGCGGCTGGTGTGGCAACGTGCCGGGGGACTTTGCGAGCGATGCAAGCGCGACGGCATTGCCGAGCGTGGTGTGCCATACATCACACCAGGCGTCGATTGCCACCATAAGATTCCCGTGGAGTCGGCTAAGACTGAGCAGGAGATGGAGCGGTTGGCATACGACTGGCGGAACAACATCGAACTACTTTGCGTAGAGTGCCACATCAAGACCCATCAGGAAATGCGGAGCCATAAGGCCGACAAGGTGGCGGAGAATAAACGGCGAGGGGCCGACCGCCGCGCCTCATGGCTCGACCCGAACTATGAGGCGAACCAAGACGATGGTGAAGGCTCGAAGGTGGATGACTCGACCTCGACTTAACCCCCATATACCCCTCATTTTATTTCGACCCCTCTTGATTTCCAAATCCACTTGCCCTCTCTTTTATCCACACAGGACATTTCCAAAATGTTAGGGTAAAATGGTACTAAGCAAGATGGTATTCGGGGAACGGCACGGACAAGATAGGCGGAAAGCCACGAACAAGCGGATTTCCCACGAAGATAACTTTTTATTTTTGAATCAACGATATGAACATCCAGAAGGTACAAATCTCTGAGCGGAAGCCGGACTGCTGCCGCGAGTGCAAGCTGCTGGGCATCGTGCCGAAGGGCTACCCGTCGCCGAAGTACAGCAAGAAGACGTTTCTCTGTCTCGGTGCGCTGAAGGCGATGACGGAGGACAAGACGACGAAGCGCGAGAGTGAGTCGAACGACCCGAAGCATCCGTTGAAGCGTCCGTGCGATGAGCACTACGACCGTTGGCTGACGAACCAGCACCGCATCGTCTGCGTGAACAAGGCTCTCTACCGTGACAGCCGCGACCCGTATCTGGCGATGATTTACCCGACGATTGATTTTGAAGACTGACAAACATAAATATAAGGAACTATGATTACCGTACAAAGAGAGAATGGTGATGTGATTTTCATCAATGAGCATGAGCACACCCATTGCGCTTTCAAGAAAGAGGAGCGCAAATTTATTGCTATTCCGACACAGCCGACGGCAAACATCGGAATACCTCGTGACAGAATAGAAGTGGAAGACGTGGTTTGTGTCGCCTACACCAGCGAGGCACAGCCAACAAGTCTGATATTCCAAGCCGACAAGCAGCCATCACCGCCAACCGCATACGACGAACAGCCGGTGATGGTTCTCTACGAAGAGATTAACCGATTGGATGAACTCGACAAGAAGCAAAAAGAAAAGGAATGGCGTGAACGATTCCCAGGAAGAAGGCATCGAGTACAAAAGAGCGGCAGAGGAATCCGTTTCCTGAATGTGTGCCGACAGGAAGACATCGAGACCATCGGGCAAATCGTAAAGATGGGACGTGCCAACTTTGAGCGCGTTCGCAATATGGGCCGCGATTGTGCCGACAAGGTAGGCGAGGCTTTGGAGAATCTATACGGAATAAAATGGTAAGACTATGTATGTGACGCATGACATCAACTATACGCTGTTGCCTGCCATTGCGGTAGGCTTCAGCGGCAATCGTGAAGTGAACTATCAAGTGCGCATCGTTGTGTCGTGGCTCAAATGGCATTGGCATTTCGGATGGTACGAGGGTAACGATAACAAAGCACCATTCTAACAAATATGAAACAGGAAGATTTTGAACTGAAGGCACGCGAGGCGGCGAAGGAGATGCTGAAGAGGAAGGCTCCGACGATGCCGGTGACGCAATTCGTGAAGGGGGCGTTGTGGGCGTGGGAGCTGCTGATGGAGTCGAGGGATGTCATCTACTACGAGGAGGTGCTGCGCAACGACGTGCTGGCGCGACTGGACAAGGTGGAGCCGTGGCAGGAGAGTCTGATCACGGAGACGGCGAAGATGATGGTGGACCGCGACGGCATGGAGGCTGACATCAGAGCCGAGGGCCGACTGATTGAGAAGTACGACAAGAACATGAACCCCTACAAGGAGTCGAACCCGCTGTATGTTCACCTGAAGGAGTTGCAACGCTCCATCGGTATGCAGCGTGAGCACCTGGGGCTGAGCTTCAAGGTGAACCCGCAGCGCATGAAGGAGAGCCCGAAGAAGCACGACGTGAAGGATGATCCGCTGGGAGAGTACTTTGAGGGGATAAGATAGACCACGGCAGCCCACACGGCTGACCCAAGCGTTCCCGTCCGCACCCGTGCCGAGGAGAGCGACCTGACTACTGACCGCCTTAATTGGGTGCTTGGTGCCACAATCGGCGTGAAGTTCAGCAAGCAGTTTGCTCTGAGCAAGCAGGCTCAAAAGGTTAAGATGGTGGCAACCGACACTGCCATTCCCAACGACGACGAACCCGCACAGGGCGGTAACTCTGGCGACAACAACGGCGGTAACCAGCAGGGCGGTGGCAGTCAGGGTGAGCTGGAGGGGTAATCGGCAGACATCGCAATCGACATCGAGAGACATCCGAAAGGGTGCCTCTCGTTTCTTTGAACACGAATTACACGAATTACACGAATGACCCACGCATCAGTATTTAGCGGAATAGGCGGACCCGAAGTAGCAGCAAGTATGCTCGGATGGGAAAACCTGTTCCATTGTGAGATAAACCCCTTCGGAAAGAGGGTGTTAGATTATTGGTATCCAAATGCAGAAAGTTATGACGACATCACACGAACAGACTTCACCAAGTGGAGAGGA